CGAGCGGGAAGCCTGGCGACGTATCCCCAATGCCGACGTTGCCACTTGATTTGAGTGCCAATGCTACGGTGGAAGCATCAGTATTGTTGTCTCCGCCGGTGTAAAAGTACAGCTCTCCCAATCCGCTGTTGATGTTGTGGTAGATGCCCGAACGAATAGCGGCGTTAGTCGAACCTTGAAAACCGAGACCGAATTCGTTGCTTGCCACTGCCGTAATCACAGGCCATGCGCTGTTTCCTATCGTTACCGAGCCCGACATAATCTTACCTTTGACAGCCAGCGAATTGTTATCCATTGCCGACACGCTCGAAAACCCGACACCTACCCTCCCATTCGCATCTATCACAAAGGGTGTGGAGTCGGGGTCAGTATCGTCCGACACAATCATAGAAAGACCCGACCCCGTATTGTTCACCGCAAACTTCCCCCCTGGCGTCGTCGTCCCGATGCCGACATTGCCTCCCGATGTTGTTACGAACGTATTTGCGGAAGTACCTTGATTGAAGACAACACCTGTCGTGTTAAGAGTAAATCCTCCTGCAAATGTGGAGGTAGCGGTGGTGGAGGTGGCAGTGAAGAACGGAGCGCGAAGTCCTGAATATGAAACCCCAAGCACGGACATTTCAAGGTTGCCTGCAATGTCGAGGTTTCCTGCGAAGGTGGATGTACCTGTGCCTGTTACCGAAAGGTCGTCTGAAATCGTGAAGAATGAGTCGGAATCTGTAAGAGATCCAGTTAAAGTTATATTCCCATTATCAAGAATGATAAATCTGGTAGTTGACGCATTATCAACGACTTCAAACGCCTGACCAACTCCTGTCCCACCTCCCCAGACGGTGAGTTTAGCGTATGGCGTTGAAGTTCCAACTCCAACAAGCCACGAAGAAAGGGAAGGACTCACTCGTCCGACAGAATTACTCACAAGGACTTTCCAAAAGTTCGATGTAGTCTGAGCTGAAGCAACAAGAGCGCAGCTTAAAAATATAGTGAGAGCAAATAAAAGATACTTCTTCATATTTCGTACAAAAATGAGACTCCTTCTCCTGCCGTCACTGCGTCAACATACACATCAGATAAGTTGTCTACTGACAATGTGATACTATTGTATGGCAATAGAGCAATACCTCGACGAGTACCACTTGCCGCAACAACAGTAGACCCGCCTACCACAACAGGGTTTGTATTTGTATCAAGGGCTTGAATGTGTATTCGTTTGCAAGTCGTTGAGGAAGCTAACGCTACCGCAGTCCCGGGAGTAGTTACTGTCTTACGATTATCTGCAACGGAAGTCGGAGTTGTGGCTCCTCCAAAAGAGACCACAGCACCAGAGCTATCATATACAGTTACAGGAACAGAGACTTGAGAACCATTAGAAGTCAAATCGATCTTACGGTCCTCATTCGTCTCGCTTCCAATAACAACTCGCTTATCTCCAATCATACATCTTTCAGTAATTGTTCACGTAATGCTAACTCCTTATCCTTTCTAGCGAGGTTTCTATCCTTTACTTTCAATTCAAGCTCTTTTACATATACCGCTTCTTCTCTCTCCTCTATACTTGAAAGACAATCTTTGATCTGTTTCTCACGAAGAAGGACATCTTCCTGTCTGATCTTTAGATTCTGCTCTCTAACATAAAGAGAATGAGAAGTGTCTGCTTGCTCTTCTCCTGTCTTTTCCAAAGAGCCAGCTAGAAGTCTTAACTGTTCTTTCCTATCAGACAGGTTCTTCTCATCAATAACGATCTCCTCTTCCCTCTCTTTCAAAAGACCTTCTCTTTCCGCAATCTCCCTCTCTTTGAAAATTGCGGTCTCTTCTCTGCTCTGCACATTGTCTGTCTCTTTGCTTAGGACATCCTCACGCTCTCTCAACTGCCTCTCAAGACTATCAAAGAGAGCTATATTCTTGGTAAATGAGTCGTCTTTTTGCCTACAAACTTCTTCTCGTTTCAATAAATTAGCTTCCTTATCACTCAACTCTTTGCTTGTCTTCTCGTTTGATTCAAGCAATACAGAAGCTCTATCTTGTGTCTCTTTTGCCTGGCTCAATCTCTCTTGAATAAGAACTTCTTGCTTTGCAAACTTATCCCTATCCAAGTCCTTTCTAGCTTCTAACTTCTCATCTTCAATCCTATTCTTCTCAACAAGATCAACAAGTCTTTTCTGCTCTTCAACGATTTGTCCTTTCACAAGAACAACCTCGTCTTGGACTTTCTTTTTCTCATCCAAGAGAAGTGCAAGATTTGAATCTTTCACTCCTTCTTGCTCTATTACAGACAACTTCGAGATATTCTCTGTCTTCTCTGCAATAATTCTGTCTAGGTCTTTGATCTTATCATTTGAGCTCTCAATGACTCTGTTCAGAGCGTCTTTCTCTTGATTCAACTTGTCAATCTCTTCTATCATGCCATGAACATTAGCTTAATAGCCGCTGTGTTACCTGAAGAATTCGTGAGAAACACGTTGATTATCTCAAGCCCTGATAGCTCAAGGACTTCTGTCGGAGCTACCGTAATCGCGTGGTTACCTGTGCTATTTATCTTGACAGTAATTGTCTGGTCAGTCCGCAATGTGAGTTGTGTTGGAAACTTATCCACAACATTCCCTGGACCAAAACTCGAAAGAAAAGTTGACTGTTGAGTATCAAGATTATAATTCGTCTGTCCTGTCGAGAGGTTGAATTCAATACTCTCGTAATAAGGACTTGCATACTCTGTCGTTCCTATACGCATAGTTAATTATCATTACTTGTTAATACTTGACACGACCCTCCATATGTGTAGTAGTTATACGACACACCCGGATTTCCTACTGTACCGACTGTTAAGTATTCTCCTGGAACTATTCCTCCGTGATTTCCACTAGGAGTCCATCGTATTGTTCCTTGAGTATTCGCTAGAATTGTAGTTGAAGCAATTATCGCATTTGCAGCCGTTGAGGTTGCATACGGGCTTGTTGTTGTCCCGATAATAAAGGTAGCAGGACTTGATGTTCCTGATGTTATTGTCATTGCGAACTTCTGTATCGTTGAACTTGCGAAAGGACCTAAAGCACAAACAGTTGTCGTTGCAGAAGTTAATGACATTCTAGTCTTTGCAATCGGTGCTACAGGAGAGAATGTTCCTGCTGCGAATCCTCCTGTACCATTTTTCGATGCAAGCCAGAGAATTCCTACGATTAGCAAAATGAATACTGACAATAGAGAATATATTACAGTCAGTTTCTTTTTCTCTGATATTCGTTGGTGGATCATTTTAGTTTCATTACACCCCTATCGCACTCCCCTATCACAAGTAAGGGAGTGAGTAGAGGCGTCTTAGATAGTTGCTTCCGTACACAACGCATGATACTCGGCTGCCAGATTCGTAAAGTAAGTGCTTGAGGCCTCAGCGTTGGTTATATCACCTGGGATTCCCATAATAGAATCGCCATTGTTCAGAAGATACACACCTCCGAGAGAACCTCTGGTCTGTGTGAATGCTGTGCCAGACGTTGAAGTAGCAATGGTTGTGGAGGCAATAAGGTTGGTTGTAGTCACTGAACCTTTTGACCGATCACCGACAAGAGTACGAAGAAACCAACAACGACTCCCACTACTCCAGTCAGGACATATTTGAGAGTGTTACTTATGTTAGTTGCTATCAGCTTGCGTTAGTATTCTTGCTTCCTACCCAGCCACGAGAATCGTTAAAGCCGATGTCAAACATCATAGTGGCTTTGTACTGAATCTCAGATGTCTTGAACACAACATTCGGACCTTCCATCTGAATCGGCTGTGATTCCTTATACTGGAGACCATATTCATCATTCTTCATAGAAGAATCGAACATGAACCAGTAAGAAGTGTTGGTCGTAATCCACGGAACTTCAATAATGTCGTAGCTCGGAGCAGCTGCGGCATCGTTCTGTGCTGTTGAAGGCATAGAACGAGGACCGCCTGCCTTGATGTTAGCGAGCAACTCTTTTGCACGGAAGCTCACTGCGAAATTCTTGCGAACAACGAGCTTGTCGAGGTTGATGTTCATCAACTGGCCCTTTGGATCGCGCACAAGTGCAGCAGTCCGATGACCAGCCTTGATAGCATCGTAGTCAATGTCCATATTGACTGTCGTCCCATCAGTAAGCTGGTTGCTCACGTTTGTGCCACCGTCTTCACGAGTGTGTGCGGTTGAGATGAAAGCAGCCGCATCTCCACCAGAAATCGTAGCAGTAAAGTTACCAGAATCGTCTGTTACGGTGTAGGTGGTAGACCACGCATTATCAAGACGATCAGCGCAAAGGACTTCACGCTTTCGTTCACAAGCACCAATGAGCGCATTGACAACTCGTGTCAAGTCACGCTTCTTGATGCCGAATTTCCACATCTTCTTCGTAACGGGAAGAAGTTTACCGAATTCAACCTGAGTGTAGGTCTTATCGAAGCCTTGAACTGGGGCTTCTGAAGTGATGACTGCGTTTTCAGTGATGCGAGCAGCCTGACCGAGACCAGAAAGAGATGAATCTTTCTCGTAGTAGTCAGTTACACCTGAGACAGTATTGAAATACTGGGTGTAAACAGGAGTCTTCTCAAGAGTTGTTTGCTTGAGGTAGATGTCCTGTATTGCAACATCAACCAAGTCCGCAGCATCCGCTAGAGTGAATGGGATACCCATAGTCAAAGATTATGATTAAGTAGAAGCTGTCTGCAATACTCCGTTACCAACTTGAATCCACCCAAGAACTTGAGTCGTAGATGTTCCTGTGGTGGGTTTGTACTGAACAAAAACCTGTTCGGTCTCTGTACTCGCAACAGTAGTACCAGTGTTATTAACAGTCATCGCTCCTGTCGTCGCAGTTCCGAGAATCATAGAATCGCCGTCATGGCTCGCTGAAGCGGCATTGTCAACCGTAGCTTCAACAAGCTCAAGCCCATCAAGAATGACTGCTTCAACCTCTGTTCCTGAAGTTGTTATCCTTCCAGTAGAGATCGCCTTTCTTGATGTGTTTGTTGAACCTGTCGTACAAAGAGTCCACGCAGCCGCTCCAGGAACCAGTTCGAGAAGGTCTCCTACAGCCACGGCAATAGAACTCGTCTGTAGCATAGTCGAGCCTTTGTTTCTATCATCTCGGCGGATTACAAATCCTGCCATAATGAGTGAAGATTATCTGTTAAGATTTGAGATCTCTTCTTCACTCCAACCTCCTTGTCGTAATGCTTGTAGTTGAATAGAGCTTAGTTTCGCTCCACCAGAAGATGTTGGTCGTGATGAAGAACCGCCTGTCTTGCCTCCACCCATAGAAGCGAGATTAGTTCTGTGAGAGCTAACACTCTGTTCGTTTACTTTAGAGTCTTGGAATCTACTAGGATATTGCCTCTTGACTTCTGCGTGAGCTTTCTCAAACAGTTTTGAGATGAGAGCTGGATTGGAAGGAATTGCGAATAGAGCCAATTCTTTCTTGAGTGCATTGTAGAGAATGTCATTCTTGTCATTTTCAGGAAGATATTCACTATGCTTCTCATAGAAAGCTGATTCTGCGGTCTTGTGCTGACTCTCGTAAGTTACTTTCTCAATTTCACTACGAGGCACAAGACCTTTTGCTTTCGTGTATCGTTCGAGAATTTGTAATGTGGTCTCGTCAATATCTTTGAGGTCGTCCTTTATAGAAGGCTCAACTTCATCGATCTTGCCTACCAAATCACGCTTCTCTCTGCGGTCACGGCGCAAATCAACAATCCTTTGTCGTCTAGCTTCTATCTCATTGTCAAGATCGGAAACATCTTTTCCAAGTCCCTCCTCGGTCTTACGAAGTTCTTCTAAGGCTTTCAGCTTTTCAGGCTCAGAGGTCTTGCTTTCGGTAATCTGCTCGGTCTTTTCCTCTGTTGTTTTTGTTCCCTCGGAAGTTTCGGTAGAGGTTTCCTCCTCTGTCTCGGTTTCTTCTTGAGTCTCCAAGACTTCTTTTACTTCCTCTGAAGGTGTAGCATTCTCACCATCAGTAAACTCTGGTATTTTACCAATTCTTCCCATAATTTCACTCCGTTATTTTACTTCCTTGGAGAAGGAAGATGGGCTAGTAAGACCTCCTGTGGTCTGTGTGGTGTCCTGGAACCAAAGACACCACGCACGCTACAGGAAATTATTCCATCATATATCCGTCTGATGTCTTTCTTGTCTTTCGCTTCTTTATAGCTCTTGCAGCCTTTTTTGCTGCCTTTATTCCCTTTTCTGTGTAAGGGAACTCCTTCCCTCCAACTCTTGGCATATTAAGCAGTTATCGCTTGACTAATAAACGGACTCTTGACCCCTGCACGAGTGAAATAGCTATTTAGATTTTGCCTCACCTTTGCACACCAGTCACGAACGCCTTGTTCACCTAAAGCACGAGAGATGACTCGTGTGCGAATGTCCTGCATTCCAGCTGCTTTCTCTTGGTCAGTTAGAGAACTATACGCATGAGGTATGATAATCTGGACTTCAAAGTCCATACTATCTGACCTTTCAGCACAGTCCATACCAAACTCTGGGGACAACACCTCGTCACAAATCTGGCGGTACTTTGCAGGAACATATCCTTTCGGTCTGTAATCGGAACGAACTATATTGAGAGGGGGAGTGGGTGTAGTCTCCGCAGGCTTCTCTGCTTTCTGAATGAGACTAGCTACAATATCACCAAGTCTACTTACAGTTAGAGTCAACTCTCGCAATCTTTTATCAAGATACTTAACATTCACAACTTCAGGAGCTTTTTCTGGCGGAGTCGGAATTGGAGAGGAATCATCCATGATGTAATTATATTATACTTTTCCTAATAAATCAACGGTGCTTCATTAAACCTGCCCTACTACCTTTTCCTATCGTTATTTTACGTCCGTCCTCACTAAGGGTAAACTCTAAAAGGACATTGATAGGCTCACCTTTTTGAATAATTCTATTGGCTGTTATTCCTACAAGTTTTGTGAACTTTGTCACACGAGTTTGTTTGACAAATGGGCTGATGATTTTGTCCTGTTCTTCGGCAGAGCCGAGCATAAATAAAATGGATAGTACGTGGTCTTTTTTTACTATACTTGTTTTATCTCCTAAAGTAAAGCGAATGTATTTGCGTTTGCTGGCTTCGTTCCAATTTATGTCGGCAGATATGTCGTTTCCCTTCCCCGAAGCGTCTGGAAGCACCAATCTTTGCTTCTGTTCTCCTGATTCTAGTTCCATACAAGGTTTTTTCTACTTTCACCGTGATATTCCCGTGCCATTCCTCTCTTTATGAGGTCTTTGTTGAGATTTATGCCGTTTACGAAGACAACTCCGAGCAGACGACCAAACTTTTCCTTCTTAATGCTCTCAAATGTCACCTCTTTTCCTTCGCACAGCCCCGAAACATACTGTTTCACCTCAAGTCCTAGCTCTTTCTCTCGCTCATTCTTCGTACGGCTCTCTGGAGTGTTAATCCCGTCAAGACGGACGACTGCTTTCTTGAGAAATACATCACAACCGAGGTCTAGAGGCTCAAAAACAAGTGTATCTCCGTCAAGGACTTTCGTGCAGATTGAGGTATATTTGTACACTTTATCACTCATGCGCCATTCTTTCTAATTCTTCTAAGAATAAGTTGAGAGCTTTTGCTCGTTCTTCCCGCACAACCGCATTTTTGACTGTCTCCCACTCTGTTGCACCTATGACACTCGGCTTCTGCCAGTTACTAATAAGCAAGTCAGCTACATATCGTAGAGTTTCAAAATTGGAAGGATCGGTAATCAACTGAAGTCGTGTTTTGAGATGTTTGTCACTCATCACAAAGTCTGACTAAACGACTCACTTGGGGTTGTAATTCCTGTAAGAGATGTTCGTGGGACGACTGTCTCGGCTCTAGGAACTTCAGGAATCGTTTGCTCTGGAAGTGTTTGTCCTGTTTGCTGAATAGGTTGGAAGAGTTGCTGTTGCTCTTGCATCCAAGCGTCGGGTAGCCAATCAGCTGGATCTTTTTTGTACACTTTCAGGATCTCAGTAGCAGGTTTCTTCGCAATTTCAGAAGGCATTTGTAGCATTGGGAAGAGAACATTTGTCATTTCAAGCGTTGTGGTGCGATTGAGCAATTCAGAGTCAGCAATGATAGACTCTCCTGTTATCTCAATAACCCCTTCCCACTGGAGGAACTCTGGCTTCAACTCAATAAAGTTCTCTTCTTCCGTCTGCACAAAACCTTCGTTGTTCTTTTTCAGATTTAGAGAGACTTCTCTATACTCAAATTCGTGTTGAGGTAAGTTTCCTTCAACATCACGCTCTTCCTCTAACTGCATCGCATCAACATACCGATCCTCTCCGATAAGTTTGATTTTGGCTACAGAGTAAAGATCTTCAACGATTGAGACGGTAATGTACGCATCTTGCACGAGGGCTTCTGTGAGGTGGTCAAGAGGAGTCTTGAGGCGTTTCAGTGCAGACTCACGTGCTTGTGCGGTCTCATACGCTGTCTTACCAACAACCTCTCCGCTAAGATTACGAGTGATGCCTGTGTCGTTATCAATTTGTTCTCTAATGCGGTCAATAGCCTGCCACGCTTCCAATCCTGGTCCTGGTATTTCGTTCCAGCGCACATTTTGCGGATTGGTCACTTGTCGTCCTTTCCCTGGGCGCACTCTCATTTGCCCATCACCTTGTAGTGTGTCTGTGCCTTCGTAAAAGAATTCCTTGTAAATGGATTGCACAAGTTGGTCCATTGTCATCTGATTGACCTTTGTATGGAGTTTGTGATTGCCACGCATTATCTCGTAGACTCCAATCCCATATACAGTGCGGTCATCTCTAAGTGTCCACGGAGCAGAGTAGAGCGAGAGATGTTTGTTCTTAGGCTTTTGTGGCAACGGCTCATTCACAAGGACAACTCCGCCATCAGTTACAATAAAGAGGCGGTCAAGCTCTAGGTTTTCATAAAACCACACACGCTCTTGGAACTTGCTTATCCCTTTGTCCGACTTTGTATCGGACGAGCCTCCGTCATCAAGTCGCAGTATCTTCTGTGAGGGGATAACATACTTGAAGTTTGCGACATTCTTAAAAACACGAATGAGTGTAGTCCAGTCATAGTCCTTGAACCACATATTGTCATTGAAAGAGAGAGGATTGCCCACTATCCCGCCATCATCAAACCAACACTGCCAAGGCGAGAGTGACTCTCGGAAGACATCATTGAAATACTCAAACTCTACTGACCTATATTTACTCCCTGTCGGTTTGAACTCTACAAGCTCATCAACCGTGCGAGTTATTTTCAAAGGATAGGTGCGCCCACAGCCAACGCCATATTTCGCTTGATTAAAAACAAAAGGCTTTAAGAGGGTACTTCTAGACGGAGCTCTTGGACTGCTCCACGTCTTTCTATAAAGATTGGCGATGAGGTCGGTGTTGGCGATGTATTTCTTTGCGCCTGGCTTCAGGACAGCACCTGGGTTTCTATCAACGATAATGCCGATAGCTGTCTGAATCTTCACATATGGATTAGGTGCGACAGAGGTCTCCATCCAGTCATCCTCGGAGTTGAGAACTTGAAGAGTAGAACGCAATCCTAACTCATCATCAGACACAAGCACTTTCTTCTTTGCTCCTGTCGCTTGATTAGGTTGATACGCTTTATCAGCTGCACGCCAGATTTCCTCAACTTCAAGATTCTTCCTGTGCAGTTGGAGCTGTTCTTTGCGCTCCTTGAAGAAGTCGTAGGCCTTCTTGTCGTCGCCACTAAGTTTGTAACTAATGGCTTCTTTTTCGTGCTTCTTAAAGTCTTTTTCGTATTGAGTGATTTTCATTTCTTCAATATCGCCATTATGTCTGTCTCGTGTAATCCAAATAGCTCTTTCTTCTTCCCATCTTGTTCAAGCTGGATATTGTTTGGTATGAGTTTGTTAAAAAGGACAATGTCGCCTTCCTTGTATTCGGCACTAGCTGAAAAGAGGACAGATCCTTGTGCAAGTTGTTCGTCGCCAGTAGCCGAGTCGGTGGGAATAAGAAAACCTGAAATTGACTGATATTGTTCAGGCAAGATTGCTTCTACAAAGATGTGACCATTCTTAGGAGTAAGAGTCATTGGTTTTATTTATATTATGTTTTCTCTTTTAAGTCAAATGTCCCACCTACCTATGTTGATAACTTCCGTATCCTTACTGCTCAATCCTAGCTTTTCTTTGAAGCGGGCTTGGAGGCGTTCGGACTCTGTAATGGGTAGTGCGGTCTTTTTAGATTTGAGTGTGGATAAGAAGTAGTTGTCGGTGTCGGCAGCGTGATCTTCTCCATCGGTGTCAATGTCCTCTGGCTTGTGTTCGTCGT